ACATCATAAATAAATTATAATGTTTAACCATCATTGCTGAAATCTTCTTGACTTGTGTAGGATTACATAAACAAGCATATTGTTGCCACTTGTCAGGTAATTTCTTCATCGCTTCGGTCATATCTGAAGGATCACATACTTCCATACCCAGGAGTTCCGGAAGAGGTTGGTATGCGCCTTCATGTAATCTTGCCCCATTCGTATCTTCCGGATTGAGTCCTGCAAATACTGGAGGGTCATTATACAGATTTGACAACATCTCAGAAGCGTCCATTCCTAAAAATGGATTAAGCTCCTCAGATGTAGCTGATGAAAGACATTCCTTAAGTTTAACTTCTTCAATGAACATATGATTAATCATACGTACAGAAAGAAGTCTAACCCAATCGCGATATCGTAGACCTACTCTCATATTAGATTCAGGTGGAATTGGTTGCCCAGTTCCAGTAGTCTTATATGAGAATGGTCTAAAGATATATGGTTCAGTAGAAATATTGTCTAGATGTTTCATTCGAAACTGATGTGGATTGTTTGGATCCGTGTCAGTTTTGAATTCTTCATCAATATCTACCTCAAATACATCTCCTGTACGATTAGTCAAAGGTTCAATTGAATTTAAACTTACATCGTTTTCACTAAATGAATTCTTGTTTGTAGATAAAGAAATAACATCCATATTGTACCAAAATTCTCCTTTTTCTCCAAAGGCACGAGGTACGCCGCAGGGTGCTGTATTAGCTACAGAGACCAACCAGTTTGCATGACAAATCTTAGGGTCTCGAGTTCCATTATGCATCTGCATAAAATCGTCTACTATTACATAAACAATTCCATGTCGATAATTTTCTTGAAACTCTTCATGTGGCTTAATATGGGCTAAAAATGCACTTTTATCATCCCTATAGTTATTCATTTCTGAATCACCTATAAGTAATGGCATTAGTACATTAGCAACCGCACCTTGAATGGTGGATTTGCCAATTTGAGATGGGCCTTTTAGGGTAAAGACATAGGGCTTTCGCCTCATGCCATTATCTAAAACACCACCTAATCGAAATCTAGTTTCTAATGTACGCTCAACACTTCTTAAAAAATCAATATGATTTTTATAAGGTGTTGAACTAGATACATTAGGAATTCGACTAGCGATGTCCTTAAGGCGCAAAGACATCTCTCGAAATCGGTAATAATCTGCTTTAAGAACTCTATCTGATGATATAAACTTTTGTTTAATGTGATGAAATGATTCCCCTATGACATATAAGTCAGGGTAATCAGATATCGCATTCTTAAAAAGTTTAATACCAAAGGGAC